TATTTCTATTTGAGAAAGTAAAATATCGCCTGTTGTGTTTTCCGCTACATTAAATATAACGTTTGTATCTGTTGTAAATGGACCATCATTTATTCCTTCGTAATCAGTTATGAAACTATCATTACTACCTATAAAAATAGTCGCTTCTATATCCTGTGCCTCAGATGTTAAATTGTAATTAGTTCTTAATGCAAATGGCTGTTCAATAGATCTGAAATCTGTTATCAATTCCATTGATACTTCGCCATTTGTTAAGTTGGAAGTGAAATTATTAAATATATATTTTTTGTCCTTATAAATTATTCTGTCATTCAATTTCAAACCCGATAACATTGTGGTTGGTATCTTTGTTTTTAAATTAATCAACCTGCATCTTATGTCATACAAACCACTTATATAATTCTTATACCATAACTCAAATAAGCTATTTGAGGCTAAAGAAGTTGGTACGTTTACACTTTGCTCTTCGCCCCAATTAAGTGATGCAATTGTAGTACCTACTGCCAATTCATTTGTAAACTTTCTGTAATTTGAAACATTGTTATAACTCGCTCCGTTAAAGAATTTTATAGGCGTTGGAAGTGTAACATGATTATTCATATACATTAAAATCGGTTTCGGTTTATATGAATTTCGGTCTTTATCTATTAAAGTTGCTGTTAAAAAATCTTGGTTTGTTGTTTTTTCCCACATCACATCTTCAAAAGGACTTTTAATTTCATAACTCGAACTCTCGTTACTCATTAAATCCTGATAATCTAGGTCGCCATACTCCCTGTTAAACGTATTTCTAAAAGCATTATTTAAAATATTCTCGCTTTTTTCGTGTGCAAAAGATAGCTTTTTGAATAATTTAGGGCGTAAAATATCAATGTTATCTGTAATTACATAGGGTGTTATGTCTTTAAACTCTCCAAAACCATAAAAAAGCTCCAATGGTTGCAACTCAAAATTGTTTTCGCCTTTTGGTACTATCGTTAAATTGAATAGTTTTATAATTCCTGTAAAGAAATCAATTACTTTTATTTTTGGAATGTAAGATTGAATGTTTAAAAAGCTACCCGTTGATTGTGTGGTTGAGTAGCCTCTGCGTACTCGAGTTGAAAAATAGAATTGTTTTTTATTATATAATTCACTCGTAAAACTAAAAGGTGCAGTACTTTCAACTTCAAAATAATAAGACATTGCAGTACCGTTTGGTTGGTTTATAAATGAAATTTCTTGATAACCAAAGTTATTTTCAAAAGTATTTAAAACACTTCCGTTACTATTATTTCTTATCGTTACTTTATATTGAATAGCTGGATTTGTAGGGAATATTTTAATAGAAGTTCGTTGATAAATTATACTACTTACACTCCAATCAGAAGTATAAACATCAGTAGTTAAATCCAAGTCGGGGAAGTTTACATCTTTAGAAGTAAAATTAATTCTAACGGGTGCTGTATAAACAACCAACTCTTCACTACTTTTACAATACAAATATAAATCTGTAAAGTAACCTGTATTTAAAAAGAAACCCTCAAACGTTATTCCGTATCTATTGCTAATAAAATCAAATATTTTAGATATAGGAATAGCCGGGAATAAATCTGAATACACTATTGAACTCGCTGTAGTGCCTCCTATTGTAACATCATTCGCACTCCCTGTTAAATATTCATACCTTGCTTTTGCTCCTACAATTGGATAGCGTACATCTGATAATATAGAACCATCAACTCTACCTACTATATTTGCATAATCGTATGTATGGTTTAAACTCGAATAATCTAAAACTGATAACTCTTCTTCTTTGAATAAGTCTTTTAACTGCTTTGTATTGCCATAAAAAGTAATCGTAAAACTTTCCATTTCATTCATTTTCTCATTCGCTTTCTCGATTTGAATTTTACCATCACGAAAAGGAATAGTATCTAATTCAATCTTTGCATCGCATCTTATTCGATGGTCGAACGCATCGTTAACAATTCCATTCTCATTCCAATAGTTGAAAATAATATTATTGTTTGCACTTGCAGGAATAGTAAAAGATTGACTAAAATCTGTAAATACTTTTGATAGGTCATTAATGTTTTGAATAGAAGAGTTAACCGAAATTGTTTCGTCTTTGAATAAATCAATTCTTTTAAATTCATTGTTAATCTTAATGTATATTTCTACACTCATACGTAATTCTGTATTAACGGAGTTGCAATTTCAAACTCTATTTCGTAATTAATTACTTTATCGTTTAACTTTGTTTTTTCAGTAAATGATGAGGTTTTAATTGTAGCATAAAAAGCCTCTGAACCATCAGCATTAAATATCAATATATCTTCGCTTAACATCATTTCTTTTAATGCTTTAACCGAATTTTCTGTTATCCACCCTGTATTTAATTTTACACTTCGACTTCCATTTACATTAAATGATTTTTTAAAACCAAGCAAATTATAATCACTTCCTTTGTATTCATTAGAAAGTAATGATTTTTTAAAAAATGTTATTTGAGAATTACCACCTAAAGAATTTGTATATGTTACAATGTATGGTAAAAATTTATTTTCACATTCTGCTACTACATTTTGAGAATAAATAACAGTCCAATCACCACCTACTAATATTTGTAATTCAAAAGTATTTCCGTATCTAAAAAATTCATTAATTGTTGTTTTAGGAATGGTTAATAATTTGAAACCTGTATCAGTATAATCCACTATTTCACTTCCTAAATCACTTGTGTAAACTGCTCTTAATGTAGTATAAGTATCAAAATTAAATGTTAAGTCTAAAGTTAATTTTGTGTAGTCAAAAGTATAATCATTTTTATATAAAAATCTATTGTCTACATTGCCCTCTAAAAAAACATAAACATCAGCTCCAATACCAACAGTATAACCATAACCATAACTACTAACGTAACTACTTTCATTTGAAAATATCCAAGAAGTTGTTAATTTATAATAAGTCTTTACTTTGCAATTTACTACTCTATTAGTTGGTGTTATTGCATCAGCAACAAACGGACTTATATTATATTTACCAATAGTTTGCGTTGGACTGAAAATAGGTTTTTCAATTGTATGCGTTGGTGTAGTTGGTTCGGTTGCTCCTAAATTCCAAATAAACAATTCTACTTTAGTTGCTATTTGCAAAGGGTTTGCATTAACCTCTATAATAAATGGTGTTCTACAAAAAAATATAGTCATAATTTCTCTAATAATTTTTCTAAATCCAATCCGTAAGCATCAATAACTTCGTCTGGTAACTTCTTAAATCCCTGTTCAAATGGTTTGCTAAAAAAGAAACTTGATTTTATTCCTTTTTGATATATACTTCGAGTTATTAAAAAAGCGGTGTTTTCATAACTCATAAATTTTCCACTTTCTCTGTCCCGAAATTGAAAACGCCTTGCCTTAACCCATTCTAATATTCCACTTGTTAAACCGCCTTTTTTACCCGTGCCACTTCCAAACCTAAACGGACTATTCGGTGCTTTAGCCGAGCTACTTTTACCCTTAACACCTTTGTCTTGAAACTCGCCGTACTCTTCCATTTCAAAGTAAATCCCTATCGAGTTTTTACCTACAAAACTCTCGCCTTTTATGGAATCATAAAGTTTCTTTTTTACATTTTTGTCTTTTTTAGTCAAGTTGCTTTTAGCCTGTTGAACGACAAACTTCGTAAACTTTGAAAGTACTTTGTTTAAATTATCTTTAGCATCCATTACAACAAACATCTGTTTCGTTATCCGGATATTGTAATACTACTTCAATCGTCATTCCGTCCATTCCATTTGTATAGGCTTTGAAAAATATCTGTGGCTCTGTTGAACTAACATATTGAATGTTAAACTCATTATTTAAAAGCCTTAACTTCTTAACTAAATTATTCATTACAGAATGTGCCGTTTGAATATTGTCTACTCTGTTATCGTTCCCGTTTAACTTATTTGTTATCGTTGTTTTAACGTCGTCTCTTTGAGTTATGAATAACACTTCAAACCCTATTGTTTTATTCTCAAAGTTTGATGATACAATTCCAATATTTACTAAATTATAAATATTCTTTTTATTAAAATCAATATCATCATCGGTATGAAAAATAGTAATGGTATTTACATCGATATCGCTTTGTAAATATCCAACTAATAACTCCAAACAATTACTTATAGCGTTTCTCATTTTCTTTAATTTGTCTAACCTCTTCCTGGTTTTTATCTTTTAAAAATTCTAAATGCGTAAAAAATTGATATATCGTTAACCTATAGGCAAGGTCATGTTTAAATCTATCTCCTCCAGCAACTGCGTCAACTGAGATATACCAACTCCATTTTTGACTAAAATTGCTTTGTCCTGTTCCGTCGTTACTTTGTTCAAATAGTGAGGGATATAATTCTTTAACTCCATTCCTAAATTCCAAAAAAAAACCTTTGCACCAATTAAAGCGGACATCGGAGCATCGTTCATAATTTCAAAGCCATCTGTTCCGTTGTACTCTTTAATGTTATACAATTTGCCTTGCTTTCTTTCGATAGGGCGATACATAACCATCATAGCTTTGAGTGCATCTGTTTCAATGTAATTATCCAAGTCGATATATTCTGCGGTTGTAATTTCGTCAATGTTTGGAATGAAACCATATTCAACTCCGTTCATTGTAAACCTTTGAACGAGTTTAGGTTGCTCTTCTAATACTTTAGAAATTGTATCGATAATTTCGTGAAATTGTTTAAGTGGTATTTTCAACACTTCGTCTAATTGAATGTTACAAAATATTGATACCAATTGAAATGGCAAAAAGTCTTCCGAGCTTTTTTCAACTGCATTTTTCCACTTGCCAAGCTGTCCAAGTGTTATATGCTCTAATGATGTAGGTACTTCTATTCTCATACCTATATAACGAAAAAAAAGAATAATTTTGCAACTATCCAGTGTAATATTTTCCTTTATTGGGTTTGCCTATATAATTCCAAACTGCATAACCTAACGCATCGAGTAAATGGTTGTAGTCATCAATTGGTGTTTCCGACTTCCTATCGTGCCAAACATAATTGTTTAACTCCTTAATTAAGTTTATACTATCGGGGTCGATTATCAATTCATAATCCTGCATTAAAGCAATACGTTCGATTATCTTTGGTTTTTCAACTCCTTTGATATTTAAACCTCTCGATTTTAATTCCGATATAAGTCTTGGCTCGGCACTATCTGCTATAATTAATCCTTTTGAGGTGCAATATCTATTGTTTTCAATAAATATATCACTTGTTGTTAAACCGCTTTTATAAAGCAATTCCTTTGCGTAAATTATCTTTTTAGTTTTGTCAATTGAAACTTGCACCAATGTTGTAGGATCAATCGAAAATCCAAAATCTTGTCCGTAAATACTTCCGTTGACTTCTTGAAATTTGTCAATTCTCCAATTAGAGAAAATAACTCCTTCGGCTTTTGATAGCCAACCCCCCAATATTTGATGTTGGTACTTTTGTGGATTTGTAGTTTTAATGCGATCGATTTCATTAATAAAAGATATATCTAAATTATCAATATTATCTAAGTAAGTAGTATGAATGTAGGTTACATCGTCTTTAATTCCATTAAAACCCTCTTGAACGCCCCTATCTTCAAAGAAACGTTTATATAACCAGTGTTCCTTTGTTGCTGGGTTAAGTATTAAAATAACTCTATTCTGTTTTCCTTTTTGTCTTATTGATAGGTTAATTTTATCAAAGGTACTTTCGTCCGTCAACTCTTCTGCTTCGTCAAGTACCCAAGTTGTAACGCCCTGCAAAGATTTTAGATTTGCGGTCTGGTCACCGCTACTTGTTTTAATTCCCCTAAATATTATTTCGCTATTGGATTGCTTATTCTTTATTTCTGACTTATTAACCTCAAAGAAATGGTTTAAATTCATTAAGTCAATCTTTTCTTGAAACTCAGGAATAATTGACAAATGAGCTGAGGTCATTGTTTGACGAGTGAATAGTATTTTATGTCCGACCTCAAACGACAAAAGGTTGACAAAAGTGCCAACCCCGAATGATTTTGAACTCCCACGACCGCCTGTAATTATAAAGTATCGAGTATCATTCTTAAATAAACATTCATATTTTTTATTTAAAGTTATCACTCTTTAAATTTTATAATATCTTTTATATCGAAATTACTTAAATTAACATTGCTATTTTGGTCAATAGTTTGTTTTGGCATACCAAACATATAATTAAAATATAATTTAACTGCCCAATCTTTGCCATCATTTAAAGCCTCTGTAAGTGCATTAAATGCAATAGGCTCTAATGGGGTTAACTTCTCGATTAAACTTTGCTCTTCTGCCTTGCTTTTGCGTCCTGCCCCCTCTCTTGCTCCGCCTCGTTCCTTTTCCATTTGAAAAAAATTGATTATTCAATTAGTTGCATTCTATTTTAAAATAATACGATCCCGTAATAGGCTGGTAAGTTGCTGTTTCGCTTTCACAATTAAAATCCGTTGGTGTTCTTTTAATTTCTTTATAACCCCAAATAGGCTCGATATTTGAAGTCCAACCAATAACATCGTATTTATACTCAACTCGTTCGCAATTGCAGTCGCCTGTTGGAGTATCTTCTGAACATTGCACCGCCATTAATGGAATGGTCAAAAGTGCTAAAAATAGTTTTTTCATAATTTAATTATTTGATTCATATAATTTTCGTAAATCTTTTAAAAATGCTGTTTGATATTGTGAACCGCAGGTTTTGCAACTTTCAGTTTTAATATTAAAAACTCTTAACCATATTTTCTCGGCTTTCTCAATATCTTTAACTTTATCAATTGGTATTGGTAAACCATTATACCATTCAAATAAATCTTTTAAAAACTTAATTTCTGACTTTGTAAGCTCCGATGGTTTGCTAAAAGGGAATAATCTATTTAAAGTATCTTTTCGTTTATTACAACTCTCGCAAGGTTCAATTCCAATTGCTTTAGTTACATTTGCTATTACGTCTCCTAATCCTTTAGCCATATCTTATGTTTTATTTTTTTTAAACCTCTATATAAAATAGAATATTCTATTCCTGTTTTCTTTGACAAATTTGATATACTCGTTCCTTTTATAACTTTTACAATTTCGTTATTTTCATTAGTAATTACTTTACCAAAAATAGCATCGATTAAAAGTTGCTCCCACTTGGTTAAATTTTTAATTTCAAATTCAATAGGTTTATCATTTTCTTGAATTATATCTGCAAAGTCATCAACTAATACTATTCTATTTTTAGTAAGGCTTTTTTTCTTTGTGTCGATCCAAACCGATTTTATTGTAAAATATATATAAGCATCGTTTACATCTTCATACTTTTTCCCGCTTTCGTGAATTTTAATGTACGCATCTTGCAATATATCATTTGCACTATCTAAATCGCCTGTAAAATTATAAGCGACTTGTAATAATTTCGCTTGATGTTTTACAAGTTTTTCGAGCATTATTTTTTTCGATTACGTGTTTGTTTTTCAACTACAATAGCTTCTAAAGATATTACAAACCCTCTTGCTATTAGTTTATTTGCTCTTTCAATTGATACTTCAAACTCTGTGCCAACTATCATATTTTTATTAAATTCCGTATCGGTATATGATTGAATTACTTTTACTTTCATTGTTTAATTTTTATCAAAATTACAAATTTAATTTATAATACCAACAAATTTATTAAAATAATCAAATTCAAACTTTACATATTTTTCAGTGCCTATGTAGTTAAATTCATAATACCAATGACTTTTATATATTTTATCAATATACATCTGTGGTTTGGTTGTTACTTTACCAACTCCGCACCACCGTATTAAACTACCATTCTTTGAGGGCTGTGGCTCGAAATTAAGGTTTAAATAAAACCCGTTTATGTTAATCTTTTCCATTGATTCAATTTATTGATGTGATATTATTACGAAAATTCATCGCCACAAACTCCGCATCTCAAAAGATTAGAGCCTATGAAAGTTCTTTGTTCTTTCGGGTGTTTACAATCATTTTCTGAATAATCGTAATAATTTGTAAAAAAATCACTGCTTGAAACTTGCTTTAAAATATCTTCATCTTTTTCAGGAAAAAACAACCAACTTGCACACAAATCCGATGAATATCTTTGCCATATATTAGCACATTCGGAAATACTAGCAATTAAATTTTCGTTTATTAAAAGTTGTTTTTGAAGTCTGTATAAATTTAAAATATCTTCTTTCGTATAATAATCGTCTTGTAAAAAAAAACCATTATTTTCATTTAATGTTATCATAAAATTTAGTTTTTAAAAACTGCCCATTAGTATCTATTTAAACATCGTTTTATGTATCACGATATCATTTACCATAATTGGGAATTTTAAACGTGCTAAAGTATGATATTTAAGTTTTTCAAACTCACAGCACTTTTTTAGGTTTCCGTATGTTTCTATTCTATTGCCTTGAATGAAAACTATTATTGATTGTCTTTGCATAATTCTAATTTTTGTATTAGTTCCATTTTTTCAATTGCTAAAAAATCCCATTTTCTCGATTTTTTAGCGTGCCTTTGAGTTTGCCAACCGTCCTGAATAACAGACGTTCTATTTTTATCTAATTGTTTTTCTATTTGAATAAGTCTTTTTTGTAGTTTTAAAATTTCTAAATCTACTTTTTCAAATAATTGACTTGATTTTTTCATGGTCTGAATTTATAATTTTAAATAATTTTTAATTGTATTATACAATAATTTAAAATTAATTCCAAATTGGAAACATATAAAAGAAAATTCAAAATAAAATGAACTATGCCAATCTTTATTTATAATATTCAATGCAATATTAATTTTAAATTGATAATCTTTAAACGGATTCCAAAAATTGAAATCAATAATACTAGGTTTTTTCATTTTCTGTATATTTTTTATTATAAAATTCTATAAGTGTTGTCAAATCTTCTTTTACCTTGTTTTAAACCACCTCTTTTGCCTTTTAAAGTAACTAAACTATAACAATCATTTGATTTATTATTTACAATTTTTTCGCTTACTACTGTCATTATTGTATTTGCTCCAAAAGTGATTAATCTGTTTAATGATGATTCCATATTTTCTATTTGTTTTATTTCTTTTACAAAAATACGCCCTTATTTTGTAACTACCAAATAAAAATACAAATATTTTTAAAATATTTACTTTCCATAATTTTTAGCAAGTTCGTGTGAATCTAATCCTGTGTATTTTTTTATTAGTTCTCGCAAATCTTTTCCGCATTGCTCAGCTGTTTTGCATTTTGCTTTTAGTTTTAAATCGGTATTATTATCAAATAGTTTATCCATTAAAACCGTGTTAAATATTAACATTCCATCAACAAAGGCATCGTTACTGAAATTTGGTTTTGTTTCTGAATTTTCTAAAAATTGTCTCGCAAATGCTTTTAGCATCGGTTCGTGTTGGTTTTTCATTTTATGTTTGTTTTAATTAATTCTTGAAATTGCTCTAAACTTCTTATGATGTGATAATTATATCCTAATATTTCAATTCTATTTTGAAAGTCTTTTTGATTTTCTGACTGAACTCCTTTCTCGGTTTTAATTTCTACAAATAATATCTTATTGGGCAAAATTACAATTAAATCACTTGCACCTTTTAAAAGTCCTGTATTTAATTTTCGTTTGGTTTCAATTGCATTTATAGAATCATTTGGTACTGAAAATATCATACATCGATTTTTCTGCATTTTTAAGCAGTAATTATTTGAAAACCAAATAAAAATTTGTTGTTGAATTATGTTTTCATTCATAATGTAATTTTTAATTTATTGTTTTTTAGTTAGTTAACCCAAAAATGACAAATGACAAAATATTTTTTACAGAGTTTAAATATAAATCATATATTTCATTTTATGTATAAATAATAAATAATGTAATACTATATATAGTTTAAACCATATATTTTATGTCATTTTGTAATTTATAGGTTTATATATTTAAAAATCAAATAATTAACCAATGACAAAATCAATGACAAAGAATGACAAAAATTACATTTTTATTAATCTATTTTTTGAGTATATAAGCAATAACCTCTCATACTTTTACCAAATTTAGTATAACTTTTATTTTCAAGTTTATTTTTAACAATAATATCTTTAACATCATATTTTGTGACCACAAAATTTGCAACACCATTTAAAAAATTTAAAATTTGTCCTTGACTTAAAATAACCTCAACTTCAAAAAATTCATTTCTTTCAATAGAAAAATTTTCAAAAAACAGGTCTTCAACTGGCATATTTTCTATATTCTTTGTGGTTTCTTTTTCTAAAAATTCAACGTCATCATTAGAAAATATTTTCCAATCAAACCCATCTTTATACATTTGATACGCTTCTAACCATAAGTTAGTAGTATTTAATGAAATTAAGCGGTTATAATCAATCTTCTCTACATTGATAGGCAATATACGTCTATTTCCTGTTACGTCTTTTAAAACGTCTCTTTCGTTACTTGTTCCGCATAAACTTGCACGTCTTTTTAATTTAGCATAATAACTTGAATAAGGTAAACGAATGTCCACCATATTTGTATCAGCTACTTTTTTAAAGTCTTTTACGTCCTTTGTTGCAAGTCCTCCAAACTCGTCATCTAAAACTAATAAACCTTTTACTAAATTATAAATTGAATCTTTATCTTTTACGTCTATTTTGTGTTCTATTAAATATTTTTGTAAACCTGGAGGCAATAAGTTTCTAAAAAAAGACGTTTTACCAGTTCCTTGTTTTTGACCGCAAAGAACTAAAGTTAACGGGCTTACTTTAGGCTCGTTTATAGGTGCTAACCAATTATGAATGCACCCAACAATCCACTTTTTAAAAACCCAATTATTATAATTTGATCGTGGTTCTATACAATTAATATAGTCATCTATAACGCTTTCTGAATTTTCGTGTAACTTTTGTTTAAAAAATTCAGTTAACGGATTAAAAAAAATAGTATGTTCACTATTAATCATATCTCTAACATCTGACTTAGTAGGAATGAAATCTAAATAATTTTTACAAGCAAAGTAAATAGTGTTCAATTTAACGTCGTCTAAAAGTTTACCATTTATAAAAATTTCATTAGTAATTGTATCTTTTACTGGATTATAATTTTCAAAAATAAAGTTTTGCAATTTTTTAGAATCGGTTAAATTTTCGTCTAATTGTTTATAATCTTTTTTACTTTCTATTAAAAACTTTATAAGTTCGTCATCAGCATCAGTAATGTTATTAATTTTTTCAAGTGATTTTTTTATGCTTTCAATAGTTGGTTCGCCTTGACTTTTAGCAACAGAAACCCTATTAATAATTGTTTCTGTTTTTTCAGAATACAATTTTAAACCAGCTTCTTTTGCATAATAGTAAATAGTAGATATTGAAACTGCTCCACTTCCTTTACAGAAGTTTTTATAATGTTTTTCTATTTTTGAACTATCATATTTTGAGCCATATTTACAAATAGCATCAAAGTAAGTAAAACCACTTTCACCAAATTTAGAAGCTATACCAAACCCTATTCTAACATATCGGTCGTAATCATCTTGACAAAGGTCAATCTGTTTTTCTTGAATTTGTGATAAAATAGTTTGAAAGTCATCATTTACGAAAACGAAATTATGAACTTTCTCTTTTTTAATTACTTGTTTTGCTATAAACTTTTTAGAGTTTTCATTTAAAAATAAATAAGGGTCGTATGATATAAATCTAAGTCTATTTTTATTTTTGCAACTCGGGTCAATTGCTACATTAAAATTGTCCCAATAATATTGAGCAAGTTCATTAAAACTTTCTAAAAACTTATTCGGGTTTATTTTAACGAAAACACAAAGTCCATCGCCACCAAAAGACCGATGCGACATCATTGTATATTTGTCTAAATTAATTTGATTAAGCAATTGTAAATCCACATCATCATCAATATCAATTACAATTAATCCGTTTAACTCTTCTATATTATCAGCGGTTTTACTTCCATTTTTCATAACTGCCGAACCTGTTATGCAGGGTGCTTTTATTTTGCATTGATTATAAGCGTCTTTATCGTTTTTTAGCGAACGTGCTTTTAGTACCAAATCTTGGTAAGTTCCTTTTTGCACCATATCGATATAATCTTGAATATCAATATCAATTTTATCAATACTTTTTGCGGTTGGGTATTTACTGAATTTTATCATAATATTGTTTTAATTTTTCTTTAAGTTTTGATTTTAAATAAACTAAAGTTCTATTGCTTTTACTTGGCAAACCATTGAAAATTTTAATAAATGGTTCTCCTAAGATACGATTAATTTTTTTGTCAAATTGTCCGTTTAAAATGGATTTTTGATAGCTTCCAAAAGTAACTTTATTTTTTACAAATAAATCAAAAGTTTGATTAATTAATATTTTAAAAGCAAAATTAATATCCTCGTTTATTGATTGAACATACTTTATAATCTTTTCGCCACTTGGGTATATTTGTTTAACTTTAACTGCTGTTATTTTATTTGTAACTATTTCAACTTCCTTTTCTTCAACTTCAATTATAGGTTCTTCATAATTACAACTTGGACAATTTTTTTCAGATTTCATTTTTAAAAAACCACAATTTTTGCACTCATTAATATCGTCCAAACTTTCTTTTAATTGTTTTGGAGGTTTTAATCCGTTAAAAAATATCTTTTCCCAATTCCTTGTTTTGTCAGACCACATTCCTAAGCGGTCTGAATTTCCGCCACCATCTATAAAAATAAATTTATCTTTAAATATCTTTTTAGTAGATCTTGCACCTCGTCCAGCAATTTGTATAAATAATGATAATGATGCGGTGGGTCGTGCCATAATAATAGCTTCTACATCGTCAACGTCAAACCCTTTAGTGAAACAAGAAACGTTTAATAGTATTGCATCACGTTCATTTTCAAACCAACGTATCAAAGGTTTTCTTTCGTTTTTTTGGTTGTTAACAGAATCATACATTTTTACGTTGTAGCCTTTCTCTTTAAACATTTCATAAATCAAAAGATTAACTTTAGTTGATGCTGTGAAAATCATTGTTTTTTTACCTAAACAAAGCTGTTCGTAATTATGTAAAATATCAATTTGCACTTCTTCTTTTTCGTATGTTTGAGCAATTGATTCGGCTGTAAATTCTCCACTACTATCGGTTTTTAAATTTTCGGTATTTACTGAAATTGAATATAATTCTTCATCAACTAAAAAATCATTCTCGATTAAATAATCAATTCCAACTCCTACTACAATATCATCATATACATCGGACATCGTTTCTTCTTTAGTCCAAACTTTCAATTCATAACCGCAGTGTTCAACTTTTTCAAGTTCTGGAACGAATGGTAACTCGGTATTACATTCATTGCATTTATAAAATTTAGTTCTTTTTAGTCTAACTGGGGTTGCTGTGAAACCTATTATTTTGCAATCAATAACGTAATCAAAAATTTTGTTAAAAATCCAAACGTGTGCCTCATCGATTATAAGATAATTAAAGCGTTCGATTAAATTAGTTTTTTTTTGCAACCTATTGAATAAAGTTTGAGCCATCGAAACCACTACTTTATTATTCGGGAATATTTTATTTTTGCTTTCAAAAGTAGCTACATCAACTCCTTGTTTTAAAAAAGTTTTATAAGTTTGAGTAACCAAGTCTTCACTATCCACTAAAATTAAAACATCGGTATTTAGTTGTTTTGTTAATTCGGTAAAAATAACGGTTTTTCCTCCGCCTGTTGATAATTGAACGCATAATTTATTTACGCTTGGTAGCTTAAATAATATTTGTTCAAGTTGATTTTGTTGATATGTCCTTAATTGCATAATTAAATAAAAGAGAAAACCCTCGAACTCGATGCACTACTATCGGTTGAGGGTTTCTCATTTACATTGCTATTGCAACGTTATAATTTAAGTCGGTAGTGCTTCGACTTCACAAAACTACAAAAAAAATCCGAACTACAAAGCAATTCGGATTAATTTTTTTTAATTAATTTTCTCTATTTTCCAGCCTTTTATTGAGTTAAAATATTTTGTTTCGCCCTGTGGATTAACCCACTCTCGACCTCCTACATTAATTGAAACTTTAACATCATCACCAATATTATAAAAATCTAATAAAGCGGTTTTATCTTGAGCAAATTCAATTATTATTGTTTGTATATATTGTTCATTAGTTGCTATAACTAATTCTCTCTTTTTGTATGATGCACTTACTTCTTGAACATCACTAATTACTTTAATTTTACCGATTAATTCCATTGTTTATTTTTGTTTATTAAGTTAATATATTCTAATTTAATTTCTATTACTTCTTTTAAACGTTCTTTAATTTTTTCAATCATTTCTTCATCACGTTCAACTATAATTTCGTGATAATATTCTGTGCCATTGTGAACTAAATAATTAAAAAAATAGGCTTTATCTCTATTTGTGCATAACATTTGCATTTGCATTTGTGCATAATATTTAGTGTCGATTTCATTTGTAGCAACCAATTTAAAAAAAGTAGTTGACTTCGGACATTTAATTTCTAAAATTGCATTATCAGAAACCAATCCGTCAGGACTTGCTCCAGCGTGTTCTTGGAATGTAAAAAAACCACATTTTTCAACTTCTAAAAATTCCAATCCTTTTAATTCTTTAAACTTTGCAAAAGCTAAGGGTTCTGTATCAATTCCGGTTTGCATATCATAAGAAATATAACTCTCTTCAAATTCTCCGTATAATTGTTCAATAGCTTTTTCAATAGCATAAGTTTTGCCAGTTTCACCAAGTCCACGAACTCCAAGTATTTTAATAATTTCACTTGCAGTAAATTTACCGCACCTATCTTTTAACCAACTTTCTGTTCGTTGTAATTGTTCCATAGTTTTTCAATTTCAGGTGTTAATGTATATTTCATTTTAATTTGTTCAATTGTTGCATTGGCTTTTTTTGCACTCTCAAAATTAGCTTCTGTAAAGTTTGGTTTTACTTTATTTAAAATTGGTTGTATTGGTTTGATACGAACTCCGTCTGTAATTGCTCCCATCATTTTTACATTTCTATCAACATACAATTCAATATTCATGCCCTTCCAATTTTCTATAATATGACATTCTTTACCTATTAATCCGTCTTTTTTTGCAAACCCAGCCAATATTTTATTATTAGTTGAATTTAGTTTTAATGGTTTAATAGGTTCTACAAAATAGCAAAAAATGCCGTCTTGTTTAGTTCCTGAAACATCAACTCCTTGTTCATACTTTACTTCTTTAATAGTAAAAATTAAAGGCACTCCGTCTGTTTCCATAGCATCTAAATCAGCACTCGCAAGGTGTGTAGATTTTCGATACTTTCTCCAATCTGTTTTTTTATTTTCCATATTTTAAAAAATAAACCTCTTTTAAGAAACTTAATCGGCTAGAATTAAGCGTTAAAAGAGGTGTTATAAATTTGTGAAAGTCCCTAGCCGAACTTTTTGATATGCAAATATAACTAAATTAAATTAATAAAATACATTTTTTTTAATTATTTCTGTATTATATTTTTCAAAGCATTGTTTAGGTTTCAGTCTTGCCCAAAACATTTCAAATATAAATATTTGTTTTCCTGTTCTTTTGCAGTGGAATGTATATCCACTTACTTCTCTTTTAAATTCTCTGTATTTCATTTTAAAAAAGTTTTGTTTGTGAAATATGATTTTTTACTCTTTGTATTCCTTTGTCGTAGTATTCCTTGTCAAGTTCACAGCCAACCAATTCAAATCCATAATCGTGGCACGCTATTGCAATACTCATCGACCCTAAATGCGTATCGAGTATTTTATCGCCTTGCTTGGCGTATTTATTTAGAATAAACTTATATAAGTCAATTGGTTTTTCAGTTGGATGTATTCTATCACTTCCGTTATTTGCATTAGCACCAACCCAAGATTTAAAAAATTTTCTTATAGAACCATTAAAAGAAGTCCACGCTAATTCTCCATCAGCATAAGAATTATCTCCAGTACCTTTATCCCAAAATAACCAACATTGAGAATTTTCTAATAAATTAGAAAAATAATTTCCACCCCAAATAATTTGATTTTTTGATATTCTTTGTAATTCTTTAAAATAATCTTTAGATGGAATTGATTTATCCCAATCATTTTCTCTAAAATCTATAGTTTTAATTTTGGAAGTTCCGTTTTTAAAGTTTTTACTTCCAGCACCAATCCCATAAGGCGGGTCAACAATAGCCAACTCGAAATAATTATCAGGATAACGTGCCATTAGTTGCATATTGCATTCGTTTGTCAATTCTATTTTATCTGTTAGTTTCATAATTAGAATAGTGTTTCTTGACTTTTATTAATTAATGTTTTAGCAAATCCAAATTCTTCTATATCTTTTAATTTTTGATACTCTTCATTTATCCAATTTTCGGCATTTTTATGAAATGGTTTTTTAATTTCAAACCCAAAACATTTTCTTTTTAATTCTTGCCCGGCTATTAAAGTTGAGCCACTACCCGCGCAAGGGTCTATAATTACGTCTCCTTCATCCGTAAAAATTTCAATTAGTTTTTTCAAAACTTTTAATGGTTTTTGAGTAGGGTGCAATTTTTCAATATTTGCATCATCACGTTCCCAATCCAAGCAATTAAAAATCATTTTACCTTTGTTATTAAATTTTGGCAAACGATCACGATAAAATATTAAAGCATATTCGCAGTTACCTACTACTTTCATATTTGCTTTTAAAACTTGTGCCGAAAAGTTTTTACGAAATACTAAATTTATATAATTTTTCAATCCGTATCTTTTAGCTAATTCAATTAAATACATTTGTTGGTCGAATGCACAAAAAACAATCATACAAGGTGCATCGCCTTTTTGTCTTGGTTCTCCATCTTCTGACTTTTTTGGTTTAGTTTCTGCTTTTAGCATTGTGCTACAAAAGTGCATAAATTCTGCTGGTCTAAAATCTTCATCGGTATCAAAGAAACTTTTACCAGCTAATTCACTTTCTCCATTTGCATTGTCTCCGTCTTTATACCACGCTGGGTTTGATGCGTATGCGTTGTTTCCTAAATTATAAGGAATATCCGCAATTATTAATTGTGCTTTCGGAATCGCATATGTTTTGAAATTCTGAAAATGGTTATTAAATATTTGTGCTTTTTTCATAAATATTTTTAAAATTTAAAACCCGATTAAAGCAAAGTAAGGCATTTGCTAAAATCGGGGATTATTAATGTTTTATTAGACCGCCTTACTTGTCTGTTGCAAAGATATAAAAATTATTTTAATTAAAACAATTTTTTTTTAAAATATTATTTTAACTAAAAACAAACCTACAATTGCACCGCAACCAGCTCCGAGAGCATAGGTTAATTTTTGATTAGTAGTTGAAACGCTGATTTTTGATACATTAAACGCCCACAGCAACGAAATTGTAAACGATGCTATAAATATACCAATCCAATTTAATTGAGTGATAAAATACGTGTTTATAGCAACCATTCCGATTTGTATAAACGATGTTAGAAATGTTTTCATAGTTTCTCTAATTCTTTTTTAAGTTCATTAAGATAATTAGTAACATCTTTGTAACCTCCATTTTCTTTGTAGGTTTCAATTTCTTTAATTTCATTTTCGAGTAATCTTTTTGCGTGTTTCATAAAATAGTTTTTTCAATGTTTTTTAACTCAAATTTACAAACGGCTTTTAAAACAAAAGTTTTTCTTTTTTCTTTTTCGCAAAGTCTTTCAGCTTCTGTTTCCGCTTCGTCAATATTATCATATACTCTTGATGGTGTATTTCGTCCATCAACAAAAACCATATAAAATTTATCCATTTTTTTTCATTTTTTAATTGTTATGTTTTTATGTTTAATCAATTCTTTGTCGATAATGCTAATTATATCTTTTATTAAATTATCACAATCTAAATTACTCCAGCCGTGTTTTTTAATCAATTCACGTTTTACTTTTGTTACTGTTATTTTCATAGTATTTCAATGTCTTTTAAAGATACCCAACCATCAAATTTTTCAATCCAAATACTAATTGAGTTGTCTTTTCTTTTTATAAAACCTTTTGCAATATCAATTCGTGAACCAGCTTTGACTTTTACTCCATCTTCTAAAAGTGGTAGTAATTTTTTAAAATCTTCTGTTTTCATTTTATTCCGAATAAATTTTTTAAAAAATCAATGTTATCAATATCTTTAATTTCGTGAAAAATGATTTTATCTTTTATTTTTTTCTTAGCGTGTTCTCTGTCTTCCGCTTGTACTTTAGTTTTTAGCTTTTTGCCAAAAATCTCAAATTTAACTTCAAATGTTTTCATAATTTTTGACCGCAAGTTTTACAATGTTCAATTTCAAATTTTAATCTAAAATGCTCAATCTTTAATTTATAATATTTTTCAATATCGTGAAAATATCTTGAAACTAATTCAATATCAAAATCTAAATTTTTTTCATAAATCCTTTGCATCTTTTTTTCAATGCTTTTTAGTTGTTGTTTCGGTGTCATAATTCATAATGCTTTCTCTAATGATATAAGGTTCTACTTTGTACTCTTCAATTGTGTCAATAACAAATTCAATTTTAGTATTAAAATGGTCTGCTATTTCACTATATTTCAACATTGGATTCATTTTCCAATAAAGAATGATTTTACTTTTTAGCATTTTTAATGATTTTATTTGTTATTCCATTCATACTTTTTTGGTCTTTATTATAGGCATCAATCATATAGCAAATATTTTCCATATCATAAATAGGGATCTTTGAAATTTGCTTTATAAACGTTTCAAAAACTTGGTAAACTTGGTCTGTACTATCACTCAAAGCGTTATAAAACTTGTCGTAATGTTCCTGTTCCGCTTTAATAAGCAAAGGAATAACTAAATTAATCTTTTGCTTTAGTTCTTTATTGTAATAAGGTGTATGTTTTATAGCTTCTAATTGGTTTAAAGCTATCTGACAACTCATTACGCTTGTTGTTATTTTGTCAACTACTTCCATAATTAATAATTTGATGCAATATTTCTAACTAAACAACCTAGCTCCATATCATTTGGTGTTTCTAAAATGTATCTAATCGGAATTTGAATGTAGGGTTCTTTTTTAGTAGTTTCTTTTACTTTTTTTTTCTTATTTTTCATAATACTTCAAAATTAGTTACTTCGATTTCTTTTGCTCTGTACTCTTCTAAAATTCGGTAAAGATTGTTATCTGAAACCTCTTTTGCTTCAATCCGTCTAAATGCTTCATTCATTTGTGATTGATTAGAAATGTTACCGCCTAAGGCTTTAAACCAATTTTCGAATTCGGTGCATTCCGTTTTCCAATTTTCAATTTTTGTTTTCATATTTAATTATTTAAAGTATTCCATAAACTCCGTAATAAGGGTCTGTTTGATAATCTAAATTTTCCCCTATCTCTTCAATTTCTTCCTCTCGATAAGGTGTATCATTCAATTTTTTAAACATTGCCTTAATTTGCTCATCTGTTGGCATAATTTCAATCCATAAACCATTTACTTTTTTAAGGAATTGCTCGATATGATTTTTCCCTGTCTCATCTTTGTAGAAGTCAACTAATATAAATTGATTTTCAAATCTGTAGTTCCATACTGTATCTGAAATGTACTCTAACTCTGCGTTTTGTATTGCTATATTAAAATCTATCATAATTAGTTTATTAATTTGTTTAATTATTTTTTACATCATCTATTAAAACTAATAAAGAAGCTGTGCTATAATTGTATTTTCTTATATCGTCAAGCCATATAATCTCGTTTGTTTTTTTATCAATATTATTTTTAATAATTTCAATAATTTCATTTTTGATTTCTAAATTTGTTTTCATATTTTCTATTTATTAAATTATTATGGTGCAAATCTATAAAACTTATTTTAATTAAAAAAACTTATTTTAATTAAAAACGTTATTTATAATGATTATAAATTAAGTTTGTCTTTTTCGTTTACAATTCTTTTGCTCCAAATGATAAAATAAATAACTCCAGCAACAGCTAAAAATAATAATATCCAATTCCAAAAATTGCCTTTTGAACTTTCAGTATTTTTTTGCTTAACTTCTATTTTAGCTTTAAACTTTGTTTTGACGTTGTTTTGTTGCTTTTTAGCTACTTTCTCGGTTTTGTCTATTACTATATTGTTTTTTTGTTTTTTAATCTTTAAACGAACGTTTTTGTACAATTTACCATTTACTATAATTTCTTTAGTGTTATCTATTGGTTCTATTTCAAGTTCGTCTTTTTCTGTGAAATCAATAACTTTAGTTTCGATTAAAGATTTTGTTTCTGTTACCGATTTGTCAATAGTAACATCTTTAGTTTTAACATCGGTTTTGGTGTTTTCTACCTTTCGGGTGCCACAACTAACTAATAAGATAGTTGCTAAAATAATGGTTTTTGTTTTCATTGGTTTTTTTTTTAAATTAGTTTGTTTATAAACTTTAATAGTATTTATTGAGTAATTTTTATATCTCAATTTATTTTTAAAAATTTCAAGAATCTTCATGGCTTATATGTTTATTTTATTAGGGTTAAGGTATCGTGTTGGATATATAATAGTTACCAGCAATGCCAAAACCGACACCGCTAAAACAACCGCAGTTGTGATTTAAAGTCATTAAAACGTTTTTCTTGTTTGTCATAATATTCTTTGTCTATTTCAAACCCTACAAAGTTGAACCCGCCTTTATACGCTGCAATCCTACTGCTTCCACTTCCTAAATGTGTATCTAAAATCAAATCATTTGGCTTTGCATAGTTTGATAAAAGCCAGTCGTATAGTTTGGTTGGCTTTTGCGTTGGGTGTATTTTTATATCTCCGCAGTTAATATAAGCATCGGCTCTGCTATATCCAAATACTTTAAAAGTATTGATGCTTGTTTTTGCAAATTCACCTTCCTTAAAATTTCCGCTTCCTTTTTTATACCAAACTATTACTCCTTCTAAATGTAAATTGTGAAAATAATTTCCACCCCATACAATTTGATTTTTAGATACTCTTTTTAGTTCGGAAAAATATTCATCTGTTGGCACTTCATTATCCCAATTTGTTTGATGATACTTTTTATAAGTTCCAGCATTTTTAGTAAATCCTTTTTTGCCCCCTAAATCGTTTTGAGTTAAATCGGCATTTATCCCATAAGGCGGGTCAACTATTGCCAAATCAAAATGATTATCGTTAAATCGTTTTAATGCCTTTACACAATCTTCCAAATAAACCTCCGAAGTAGGCACTGCTGGTAACAGCGGTTTTGTGCTATTGCCTGTTTCTGGCTTAACTGAAAGTTCGTTTATATCTTCAAACATCTGTCTTAAATTTAAAGTTAGTGTGTGTTTTATCGGCAACAGCACAAAGCCACAAAACGTTAGCATCAAGACTAGCGTAAAGCATTATCCCAAATAACTTTTCCTAAAGACAATACATAACAATCTTTAGTTTCTCCAGACCATTCATAAATTGAAACTCCAAAATTTATATCTAAAAGTTCAACTTTCATTTCAGGAGAATTTGAATTATAACCATTTTTAAAAATGATATAATCGAAAGGCTTTTCAACTAAAAAATCTTTTAATCTTTTAGTCCAATAAGGTTTTATTTCTCGATATTCTTCTGTCTTTTCTCCTGACGAAATCATATCATACCATTTGCGTTTTAAAGTCAAGTGCAAAACACGTCCAGATGCTAACATATTATTGTCGCAAGTGGCGTTTTGGTCTTTAACTGAATTGTCATTTTGTGTTTTCATAATCTGTCTTAAATTTAAAAATTAGTCTTTATTTTGTCGCCACCTGACGACAATAATCCGCCGTTATAACTCATTTCCACGAACCATCGTTTAAATCTATAATTCCGTGCCAATGAAGTAAGTTTTTTAATTTATTTGATGAATAATTATACGCTTCTTTTTTACCTCGATAAAGCAATTTTGTTGTTTGAGGTTTATTTTCTTCATCTGATTTGTCCTCATTATCTTTATATTGAATAGCTAAATCTTTTAATTCAAATAATAATTTTTTTAATTCATCCTCTAAAGTTGGTGCAGCCATAATAAACGAGTTATAACAATGGTTTGGCAATATTGCCGTTTTCTTTTTTGCAGAAAATCTGCGGTTTAATCAAGTTTATTTTTTCAATTCTAAAAGACTGCCAAGATTTATCAAATCGGATTTTATTCCCTCTAATGCTGGATTAATAAGCATTAATTGTAAAGGAGTGAAATTACTTTTCATTTTTCTTAATTTTAGTTACGTTATCAATCACTTCCAAACATTCGTTTTTCAATTCTTTAGGAATTTTAATGTGGATTGTAATTGTTTCAATTCCTTTTTGGTACTTTGGTTTACGCCCTGCGTTTCTTTCGTTTTTTTTCATTTTATTGTTTTTTAAAAGTTTCGTTGTAATACATTTCTGCTTTAAATCCACTGGCTCTATATTTTAATCCCCAATTTACTGCATCAATTATTTGTTGCTTTTCCATTTCTTTGGCATCTCTAATTAACAAAATCACTGGTTTACTTAAACCATATCTTATTTCTATTTCATTTGCTAACCATTCTACTGCTGTCATTTTATTGTTTTTTAAATTGTTTAATAAATTCTAATCTCTTTTTATCATATATTTGATGCAAATCTGAATCTTCTTTATATATAGTTGTAAGCCTTTCTAATAAATCAACTAATTCACTATACATTCTTTCTTTTTGCCATTTACCACCCACAATAAATAAAGTTTCATCTTTAAATAACCCACTTTTAACTGCTCTTTTAGCAGCTTCTTCAAGTGTTTCTTTATTTTGTAACTTATAGCCAGTATCTACATTAATTCCTCTAATTTTATTTTCAATAACTTGTTTAATAGCTTCTGACATTGTTCCTTGTTTATGTTCTTCTTTTGGAATGATTATTTTGTAGCTTACTTTACCAGCATTTTCATAAAACCCTCTCTCAGGTTCAACAAACTCGCAATTTGGGTTTTTTACAAACCATTCCAAAAATTGATCATCGATAGCTTGTACTCCGTCTTTGATTAAGTCTTTGTCTGTTGTTAGAATTATTTTAAACTCTTTATCAACAGTATTATAACCTGATTTTGCAATTGCTTGAAAAATTTTATTTAATCTTTCATTGTAATAATAATCTCCCTCTTTAATTTCCCCATCAGAAGTGATGTAGATGTTTTGATTAACAGCATATTCCGAAACCATTGGTTTTTTAAATAATCTTAACTTTTTGTCATATTTATCAATAAATAATATACTCTCTTTATCCGTTGGTATTAACCATAAATTCTTTTTACTTTCCATAAACATCGTTTTTAAAATCAATTAGTAATTCGGGTAAAGTTTTTTCTTTAAATGCTAAAGTGTGATTCAATTCTCTGTATTGAATGTTTAACCACTCGGTAAAAGCAATAGTAAAATCATCTGTGATTTTCTCCCATTCGTCAAAATGTCTATTTAACGAATACGGTAATAATGCTTGTATAACAAGCTTCTCTCTTAATTTATTCATATTTTAAATCTTTGTTATATTTGAAATAAACATTTTTTCCACAATAACTACCATTTCTGTATATAGGCTCTTCTTTTTTACAGATTAAATTCATTTCATAAAGTTTTACGCAAATATCGTATGTATCAGTAAACATCTTGTTATCAGCTTTAAACCATTCATTCTCGGGTTTGTCAAAAAGATTTGTAAAATGCCATCTTAAATCAATGCAATATACATCATTGATTTTATAAGCTCTTTTTTCTAAAGCTGTTAATTTTTCTAAAAACTGAGGTTCGTTAATTATTGCCATTGTTTTATGTTTTTAATTTTCCAAGTTCCTATTAAATGAGTTGTATCGTGTTCATAAATGTCAGAAATTGCAATAACAAATACTTCATTATTTTTGTGGTAATTCTTTACCATTATTACATTATTTTTAGCAGATAAAACACTATGTTTACTATCTACTTTATAATTTGCTGTCATAATAATTATGCGTTACAGTCGCACCCCTGATTTTTTAGTTTAAGAATAATTTAAAATAATTGATTTTTTCATTTGAGGAATTCTGCAATCAGCTCTCAATTCTTTAACTTTTTTTGAACCTTCAATATTGTCAAAATATTGAATTTGCAATCCGTCTCTTTCAATAACTTCTCTTGTTTTAAAAAATCCAGAAGTCAATAATACTTCTTGTTTACCTGTTGATGTTGTTCTTGTAATTGTCATAATTTCTATTTTTTAAGTGTTATCTGAGTACAAAAATAATAAACTTATTTTAATTAAAAAAACTTATTTTAATTAATTTTTACTATTTATATTGATTATAAATAAAAAACCTATCAAATTAATGATAGGTTTAAATAACTTTACAGAATTTACACTGCATCTCGACTTTAGAAGGGTCGTATTTTAAACTTAAACTAAAAGTTATAAGATTTCGTTCTTTTAAACGGAATTACACAGCCATTCTTAATGTTGCATTATTCAAATTAATAACGTTGTCGGTTATTTTTTTTTAGCTCTCGATATTACTTACTTATCTATTGTCAAAGCCAAGCACCCCCAAAATATTCCGAATGTTCGGACACTTATCAAACATAAACGTTTTGCGTTGTGGAGGTGGTGGGAGTCGAACCCACGTCCAAATAGATTTCATTAATACGTCAACGAACTTTTACAAAGATACAAAAATATTTTTTAAATAAAAAACCACCCTTTTGAGAGTGGTTTAATTTTCGAGTATTCCCAGACTTTACGCTATACTTCTCACGATAGTATTATACTCTAATAACAAATAATTAAAATATGAAAAAACAAATATATGAATTATTATTCAATAGTTATAAATACTTTGCCTTTTTTTAATCCGTTTTTTAATTTAGGAATAAAATTTGCCATTGCTTTTTTTGAACTTCCAACAAAATCAATACTTCTCGTTTGTCCCAATAATAAGCAACCCTCTGTATCTTTTGCAGTGTTACCAGCGTGTATTCTTATACCCTCAAAATTAGGTACTTTTAAAAGTAATGGTAACTCAATTTTAAACCTATTTGACATTGTGATTATAATTTCATAAGTTCCTTTAGGTATAGCTGTTTTACTATATATCTTTTGATCTCTTTCCACGTCTTCCAAAACAAAACATTCAAATTTGCCATCGATTGAAAGTTCTCCAATAGTTGAATTTTGTGTTTTATGCAGTCTTTTTAGTAGTAATTTCATTTTCCTATCATTTTTATAATTGTTTGTCTAACCGCCTCAATCAAAGAAGTTAAAAATAAATCTATATTCCATTTATAGATTAGAAATTCCATTATCTTTTCGCCCGATATTGAAACGACCCCAATAATCAAAGGCAAATATTTGTTTTCACTTAAAAATGGATATATAAAATAGGCACACCCGATGCCCGTTGTAAAACTTATAACTACTCTTATAAACGTCATCTTTTCCTTTTTAATTTGAGTTGCTAATTTTATACTAATTCCAACTATTGCTGGTATTGCAATTTTAACAAAAAAAGAATTTAATTCATACCAAAAATTCGGCTCTTTTTCAATCATTTTTTCTAAATTTAAAAAACCATATTATTGGTAAAATTAGTATTAATAAAATTTCATTATAACCTAAAATCGTGTTATCAAAATACAATTCGTCAAGTAGATTGTTTAACGACAGTCCAAAGATAAAAAAAATTATAAAACTTTTTCTTTCGTGATAAAATAAATATAACGAAATTAGAAAAATAAATAAAGCGTTACCAATATAAAAGCTACCTTTTGGGAGGTGTTCCCAAAACATATAAGTTAATATTCCGATTAATAACGCTAAATATAAAACCGCTTTCATTATCTATCTTTTGGTCTTGTCCCTACTATTTCATTTTGATTTTCGTCAATCAATGTGTAGATAGTTAACCCCTCGTTTTCAAGCGTTTTATTGGCTTGGTTAATTTTCGCTTGTTGGTCTTGCGTTGCTACCTTTTTAGCTTTTCTCTCTGTTCTAATTCTAAATAAAATAAATTCCATTGTGTTATCGTATTAATTGTTTATACTCGTTTATTAATCTTTGTTGCTCTTCTAAAATTTCTTTTGGTATTGGTATTTGTCTTGTTGCTAATTTTTGAACGTGCTTATCAACTAAATCAGAAATTAATTTAGTGTACTTAATATCTAATTCGTTGTTGAATTTAGCATTGAACTCGTTTATCTCTTCTTTTGTGGCACTTTCATAAAATTCATTAGTATTAGGATTGAATTTTGTTAAAATAAAATTATCAACACACAACAATTCAGTTGTTCCAAAAAATTTATTTTCTATAAAATCATCTTCAACACTAATTACTAAATTAGTTTTTTTATCAAAAATTGTTTTCATTAATTTTTTATTAAATTAGCCATTGTGATTTGAAATATATGATTTGCTGTTGATTGTACGCTAATAATTAAATATTGATTAACTGCTCGGTTAAATGCAATTAAAGAAGGATTTGTATTAATAACACCTAAATCATTTGTTGTATTTACCGCTGTATTTAAAACTATTAAATTAGAGCCTTTAATCATTATTGTTCTTTGAAGTGGTATCTCTTGTATTGATGGGATATTTTGACTATAAAAACCTATTAAAGTTGCTCCTACAAGTGTATCGCTTGTGTTTACATAAGCTCTTAAAGTATAAGCACCCCCTCCTCCTGATATTTTTACAAATCTTACATTAAGAAGTAAATTACTTTCATCTGCTATTCGATTAGCTGGAATAAGATAAGACTTTAATTTTTGTTCAGTTGTAACCGCAGCCCCTGTTGCAGTTACTCCATCTGTAAATATAATATCAACTTTCAAAGCCAACGCATCGAAAACCGCGTTTTGTGATGGTGCAACCGTTGTAACTCCGTCAACTATTGCATCTGTTACTTTTGCATCTGCATAAGAGTTTGAGGTTGTATTTGTTGCGTTATCGCCTGTGTTTGTACCGCTTGTATTACTTAATATTGTTATTTCAGAGTTTGTTATAAGTCTTGAACCCGTTAACAATAAAGCATCGATGTTACTTTTTGCCATATCGTAGGTACTTTTTAAAGCCGTTGTAAAAGCTTCTGTAATTGCATCTAAAATAGTTCTATTGGTATGTGTTATTGCGGTTTTCTCGGCACTTGTTACAAATTTATTAGTAGTTCCACTATCTGAAATATCATCAGCATCTAAAACTACTATGCCAGTTTGTCCGTTTACACTATCGACTGCACCGCCACCGCTTTGAGTATTTACATTAATAGTAGTTAGAAATTGCGTTGTATTTATAGTAACCTCTTCAATAGTTGGCGTTACATTAATATCTATTATATCACTCATATTGTTATAGTATTAATAATTTGAAAATAGCCACCTACCCAAGTTTTAACTCTACCATCTGACAAAGTAATTTGAATATCATAAACATAATTACAAGCAGGAATATTAAAAATTTGCTCATTAATTACAAACCTACCATTAATAGCATCTGTAATAGTAATACCATTATTTGCCACACTTGTCAAAGTTAACAAAGGACTTGAACACGCATCTTTTTTTAAATCTATTTTAACCTCAGCATCGGTTAAATCCAAAGCTACTGAATTAATCAATATTTGAAAAGGGTACTCACTAAACGTGTCTCCCCTTAATGTTTGTATGTTCAGTTTTCCTATCATTTTCCTCTTGTTTTTTTAAAAATATTTCTATTTTCTTAATATTGATTTCTTGTTTTACGTTCGATTTTTTAGCTGTCTCCATAATACGTATTCGTCTTCTGTTATTGTTTGTTTAGGGAAGTGCCACCCGCTATTTGATGACCTTTGAGGGTTTACAATAGCATCTGAACTACTTATATACTCTGGCAATTGCTTTTTACAAAGCCACTTTTTCATTCTTTCGGCATACATATCAGCTACTAATCGTCTTTCGTTTACAATTCTTGACAAAGTTTGCTCTGTTACTGCTGTTGTATTTGCAGGTGTAGGTATTGTTATTCCATTATTAGCAATACTAAAAGCCCCGATTTTTAAGTATTCCGTTGCACTCTGTTGAATTAAAAATGGTTTGATATAATCACGATACAAAATTAAATAATCACCGCTTAAAACGTTGTTATCGAAATCGGTTTCTATTTTATCATACAAAATTTCCCCAAGTAACTCTTCTAATCGTGTAGCCTGTGCATCTAAAATACATTGACGTAATTTATCCACGTCGATATTACCCCCCAAAGGCGTGTTTTTTGTAATATCGTTGTCTTCTAATAATATTATCATTATTATTTTAATTTAAAATAATTATTACTTTCTTGAGCTGGCTGTGCCACCAAAGGGTCGTTTACTTCAAGCCTTGCATTTTCTCTATCTTTAGGATCTAACGCTAAAATCATTTTAATAGCTTGGTTTACAGAAATTTGTTTGTTACCTTTTTTAAGATATATTTTACGCATCCAAAAATGCTTACAATTAACTCCGCCTTTGTAAAGCCATATATTATAAGTATCTGCCCCATTTGCTCCAAGTCCAGCATTAACAACTTTTGTACTTGCAAGTTCTATATCTTCTTTACGATATGTTTTGTTTGCCTTAATCATTTTGTTGCAAAAATCACGCTCCCCTGTTTGCTCCCCTGCATATTGATAACGAATTTTAAAAAGTTCATTATCCTGTTCGCTTGGTGCAAGTGGAATACTATCTACAACGCTTGCTAATTTCAAAGAAGTTTCTGTCAATTGTGGCTCGCCTGTCATTGCTCTTTCGTCAATCAATTCCCACTCATTCTCGTTTATATCTTCACCAAGTTCAATCAAAGGCTCGGCTGTTGGATTGACTTCCTCTTTTGCCATTGCTACTTCAGTTCCACTTTGTGCCTCGTCTTTTTTAGCTTGTCTTAATGGAATAAACTCTAAATTTTCAGCACCTCCAATTAAAGTATAAATTTCTTGAAACGCATCTAAAATTATTTCTTGTTTCGGTTGTATAACATTCAGCATCGTTTCGTTAAATGCGGTTTCAATTTCTTCTGCGTTGCTTGAAAAACCTGTTGAATTTGAAATCCCTAAAATAGAACTTGAAACCACTTTGTGAGCAACTAATAATTTCTGTTGAGCTTCTTTACTTAAAAAGTCATATTGTTGGTACGCATCAACAACCTGCACCTGTTCAATTGTAGTTGCTGTATCTTTGTTCTCGTTAAAAGATACAACTACAACCCCTGCGTTGTTTGTGCCTGTCGTTCCATTTTTATATTGTCTTGTTATTTTGTTTCGTTCTTCTTCACTTTCAGGAATACCATTGTTTAAATTTATGATAGTTGAAACCATAAATTTATTTTGAATATGATTAATAAAGAAGTTTGAAATTTCTTCTTCTACTTTTGCATATTGCAACGCACTTACATAACTTGGATTTGAAAAATAAAACTGACCTACTTGATAATCTTTAATTACAAAAATTTCACTCCTATTTGAACCCTTACCATATCCGTAAGCGTCAATTCTTTTAGGTGTGTACTTTTGTTGTTTGCTCCAATCATAGCAATAGTAATAAGCTGTTATTTTACCTTCGTCATTTGCTTTCTCGGGTGCTAATTTCTCTTTCGGGGTGTGAACTATTTTAAGCGGTTTGCCACCTTTGTATATAATTTCAAAAGACGCCTCTTCAAACATCTCGAAATCTTTTACAATTTTGCGTACTTCTTTTTTATTAAATAGTGGAATGTTAACATTTAAACCTAAGCCATAAATCATTCTACTATATGAATCTATAATAGCCGAGTTAGTTGGACTTCCGTTGTATCTGTCGATAATGTATTGGTAAAACTCGTTATTTTCGCCATTCAAAACCCAATTTTTATAGTTATTTTCAACTATTGTAGGGCGTACATAACTTGATAATTGTATAATTTCTGTCTTAATCATAGTAATTTGTAATTTTCTAATTCATTATCAGTCGCATAAGCCTTTCCACGCCATACTAACTCCGTTTCTGTATAACAATTTATCTCATAACTTGCTCCCTCTTTAAAATCAAAATCAAAAGATATGTTCAAATAACCATTATCATTGAATGAAATTAAATCTGTTATAATTGTAGTTGTATCTGTTAATTCGTGACGTATTGATAAAGTAACATTTTCAACGTATAAACGTGGAACTATTTTTAAAATATGCGTTATATCTGTCGGTTTAAATACTTTCATATCTATATAACGAAAAACTTTGTTTTTTTTGCAAAAAAAAAGCTATGAAATTAATTTCATAGCTTTTAAAAATCAATTATCAATATTAAACCACCGCAATTATATCAGTAGAAACTAAAGCTGTTAAAGCTGTTTTCATTGAACTATTTAAAAAAGGGGCTCCCAATTTTTCAGTTCCTGTTAACTCAACTGTGTATCCTGTTAAGTCACCACCTGCACCACCTGTTACAATAGTCCCGGCGGTCATATCCATTCCATTTTCAACGCCACATAAAAAAATATTTCCGTTATAATCTTCAACAAAAACCTGCGGTCTGCCGTACATCATAAGTTTCAATTCTTGTTGCGTTTCAGGATCTAATTTTGGGAATGTTGCCGCAATTACTTGCGTAAAAAAAGTAGTTCCATTATCCCTTGACGGATTACCTGTTTGCGTTAAAGTATTTGTACTTCCTTTTAACTCCCATTTAAAAACCTCCGCTAAAGTACCTAAAGCGGTTACTATTTCATTTGCTATTGTATAGCCATATTCGTTGAAATTAGCGAAGTACAACGCTTTAATTCCGCCCATCTGGTCTTTACAAACAATTTTTTTTCCTTTGCCTAAATCACAAGCCATATCTTTTTATTTTTTAAAAACCGCCTTAATTAAAAGGCGGTTATGTTAATATTATGCTATTGGTCTAGCCCAAACAATCTCTGCTCCGTATGCGTACTGCACACCTGCATTGTAAACCATTGTGCCTCTAACTTTACCAGTTAGTAAACCTATTGAATCTTCATCTACTACTTCAATTCTATTGTGGTCGTCCATTGCACCTGTTCCAAAACCTAAATTTTTAGGGTCTGCAATTACAATAGTGCTTGTTGGTAAACCATTATCTACCACTAAAGTGTAGTTACCAAACACTAAAGAAGTATTAGCGTTTCCACCAAGTCCATTTGCAATTCCTTTTGACGCTAAAAAGAAATTATAAAATTGTGCAATATCAGATGATACAGAAACTTTTAAAGTATTTAAACCTCTTAATTGTACTGGCACTGCTGATAATGCTTTTTTAATTTCAGCCTCAACATTAGCCTCTGTAATTGTATCCAAATCTACATCAACAACAGTTGCATCAGCTAAAAACAATTTCAAAAATCCGTTAAATTCATCCAAGTTTGTTGCATCGCCATTCCAAATCATTGAACCAAAATCCTGTGCCTCGTCTGCTAATTTATTAACAATTATAGCATCAAGTGTTTCTTTATTCATAGTATCATTCCAAGCACTGGCTCCCATTGTTTCCTCGCCCCAAGTTGCTCTAAAATCCTCTTTACAAAGGTCAAAGTCATCTTTAAATTTCTTAGGCTCTAATACCGCTTCACTCAAAGTTACTGAACCTGCTGGAGCGTGACCGCAAGAATAAGCTCTACGTCCGTTTGTAGTTGCTAATTTTCTTAATACCAATTTGTTGTTAACGTTTGGATATATCGTTACAGAACCATTTTTCAAAGCGTCCGCTTCTTTAAATGTTTTTAAAAATAAGCCACCTGCAGTTTTCCCTGCATAGCTTGAAGTAATTGTTGTTGTTGTTGCCATTTCTTATTTATTAATTTCGTTAAATAATGCCTCTTTCAAATTTTTAGGCTCTCTAAATTCTTTTGTTTCGGGTCTTGAAGTTGTTTGTGCTGTCAATGAAATTTCAGTTTCTTTTAGAAATTCCGCTTTTAGATTAACATTATTAGTTTCAATCATTTTACCAATTGATACTAGAATATCATTTTTAAACGCACTCAATTCCGTTTTCATATCAGTTTCAACTTCCACCTCTTTCGGTGCTTCCGTTTCTGCTTTTACTACTTCGGTTACTTCGCCACCAACTACAACAATTGTAGTTCCGTCCTCTCCAACGTATTTGCCATCTGGAGCGTCAATTGCTAACTTAACAACCTCAACAGGTGTTTCAGTTTGCGTTTCTTCTGTGCTTAAAGCTACTTCGGTATTCATACCAAGTATATCTTTTAAAGCTGTTACAAAATTGTTTTCTTTACTCATTTTATAGTTATTTAATTTAAACTCGCCCTCTATTGAAATTCCTTTAATTTCACCGCTTTTGATTTTATCTTTAACATCTTCATTCTCTACTTTCATTATTGCAAACCACGTACCTATTGGTAAATCAAATCCGTACTCATTTGACTTGTCTTGTTCAAACTCTTTAATCCAACTTTCAACTATTGTAACTCCGTTTAACTTTAAATCTGTATGCTCTGAATTACTATTACTTTGGTGTCCGTTTATATGAAAATGTCTTTGTGCAAGTTCTATTGTTTCTTTTGGGAACATTATATTATAAGGCTCGCCACTTTTTGTTAATCGTAATATCTTTTGATTTGGAATTAACACTGGTGTAACCAACAAACCTTTTTCAATTTCTTTTAGCATTACAACCTCATCTTCTTTAGATAGGTATATTCCAACTTCTTCTATTGCTGGGTCTTTTACTAAAGCGAAACCAAAAACTCCTTTTTTTTCTTTAGGATTAAATTCTACTAAATACGTTTCCATAACTCTATAACGAAATTAAATTAAAATTTAGGCTTTTTATTTTAAACTTTTTTTTACAAACTCGCATTATTAACTATATTTCTATTCATTGCTTGTTGCGTTGTTACTTGCCCTGCTACTACATAAGCCTGAATTGGTGGTTGTTCTTTACCTAAAGTTGTAGCAATTTGATTAACCCCTGCGTTACCTACTACATTAAAAGTTGGTGCTTGACTTGGTGTTCCGCCACCACCACCTGCACCCCCTGACGAACCACCACTTGGTGCTCCACCGCCCCCTAAGGCACTTAATGCTTTTGATGTTGCAGCTATATTGGCTGTTATTCCTATACCTGCATTAAGATAGTTTAATGTTTTTTTAGTTGCTAAATATCCTATACCAGCTGGCCCCATTAAGGCAGATGCTGCTGCATCTGCTGCATTTGCTGCTTGAGTTGAAACCACTATTTTTGCTATACCTATCGCACTTTCAGCTAATATTAATCCTTTTTGAATAGCTTTATTTTTCTCAAACACCCCTTTCAATACACTAATACCGCCCTCGATTACTTGCATTGTACTTTCTTGAATTGCTTTTTTACCCTCTGCAATTGCTTTTTCTCTTTCTAATTCTTTTTGTTTATATTCAGCATCTATTTTATCGGACGCCTCAGCTAATTCTGTTTTCCATTGTAAATCTATTTCGGCTTGTTTAAATCTTTCGTCAATAACTCTTAACCGCTCTTCTTTTTGTGCTTCAAATATTTTATTTTCAAAATCTTTAAAATCTTGAATATCCTGTTCACGTTGTTTTTTTAATTCTTCCCTACGTTTTTCCTGTGCCTTTTTTTCATTTTCAATAGCTTTTTCGTTTGCATCTTTCTGTGCTTTTATTTTTTCATTTCTAGCGTCTGTTTCCTCTTGTTTTTCGGCTACTCTATTATCAATTACTAATTTACGTCTATTAAGTATTGACGCTTTTAGTGAATCATTAGCATCGTTAAACTCTTTTAGTGCTTTTTTTGCTGTTTCCTTTTGAGCATCTGTCGCATCTTCCAAACCTGCAACCCTTAATGCTTCAATAGCAATTGCTCTTAACGTTTGTGCATTAGCGTACTTTTGAGCTACTTCTTGGTTTGCTAATTCAACAGATAATTTCCTAATCTCTTCCGCACTTTTACCACTAGCCTTTGCCATTTTTAGCTGTGCATCTCTACTCAAATCTGCCTCTTGCGTTGCTAATTTCTGTGCTTTTACTTGTTTGTCTAACTCGTTATTAAGTGCCCTGTTTGCCTGTTCCGCTTTCTCGACTGCTTCCGAGCTATCAATAAACATTTTGACTAAAGCATAACCTGCTGATACTACTGCTAATATAGCTACTCCAATCGCAACAAGTGGATTTGCACTCATTGCGGCGTTCCATAACCACTGCCCTGCTGTTATTGCTTTTTGAACTATTGCATAAGATTTTACAACCGCTCCCAATTGTTTAAATGCATCGACGCTTTCGCCCACCGCCTGAGCCCCACTTGCAATTGCCATTGCAGATTGAACTTTCAATAAAGCATCTTGAGTACTTTCACTTTCAACTCCAAGCGTTCCCATCAAACCTGTTACAACTGAAAAACCACCAGCAACCCCTGTTAATGAATTACTTAATGCTTTGAATTTTGCATCGGGATTAAAAGCATCGGTTAAGGTTTTCGCATCTCCAATTCTGTCTTTTAGTTCCGCCGCTTTTTTTGCAGCGTTAACAGCCTCTTTAGAAGTCGCTCCAAATTTCTCTGACAATTCAGCAACCTCCTGCTGTGCTTTACGCATTTGAGTACGTAAACTTTCAGTCTCTTTTGTTGCTTCTTGAAATGAGGTTTTTAAACCCTCGATACCGCCTTGAGCATTTAGTACGTCAACATCAATTTCGATTACCTTTTTAACCATTGTCTTCTAATTTTTTTTCTTAAACCTTTGAAAGTTTTAGGAAGTTCATATTTGCCCTTTGCTATTTCTACATTCTCGCTAACTCCTATAAAGTCATCTTGTTGTAATAAATTTATTATGGTTGCTATCATTACGCTTCTTGAATTATGTTTATGTATTTTGTTGCTGTTGGTTTTGCATTATTAAAATATGTTATTTCTATTTGAGAAAGTAAAATATCGCCTGTTGTGTTTTCCGCTACATTAAATATAACGTTTGTATCTGTTGTAAATGGACCATCATTT